AAGGAAACCCCCAAGAACGGGATGGACCCGTATTCAAGCGGGAATGGTTCCTAGATGATAAAGGAGACATCCTACCCTCCATACTAACCAATAAAACACTATTACCTGATAAACTCAACGAACTAAGATACTGGGACTTCGCAGCATCCGGTGAAGACGGGGACAACCTAGCAGCCACCCGAACCGCATACCACCAAGACCACCTTAGTAAAGATAAAATCATGACAATACGTGACCTACTACACGGCAAATACAGTGGAAACCAAGTCCTCAACCGATTCACAACCACCACCATCAAAGACAAAACCAACTGCAGGATAATGGTAGAACAGGAACCAGGAAGCATGAGCAAACTATTAATAACCAAACTCCGCCGATTACCCGAACTTAAAGGCTACCCCCGAATACTCAGTGACAAAGTACGAGACAGTAAACTAGACCGAAGCTTCGACCTGGAAGTAATGTGTGAAACAAACCGCATACGCTTCGATACTGATAAACTAAATAAAAAGACGATAATGAAGATAATCACCGAATTAATCAGCTTCACCGGAGAAGAAGGTGGAGAAGATAACATCACAGATACACTTACAGGATCTGCTAGGCATTGGGAACGACCACGAAGGAAGGTTAAAGTATGAGTAAAAAGAGTCCAGACGCATTTATCGTTACAAAAAGCGACGGAGACTGGGACTTAATCAAAGCATCCGCTCTCAACCGATACGCTATTAAAAGCGAAGAGGGTAGTAAACAGATCGAGGGTGAAGGATGGGACTATAAAGAATTCTACGAACCACTCTATGATCCTCACCACCTACTAGAACTTCTTGAAGTGAACACATACCATGCTCAGTGCGTGGATGTAGTGGCCCGTGACAGTGCCGGGAACGGTTGGACAATCAACAACAAGGCAGATCAGACTGGAAGTGAAGGCGCAAAGAAAAGGGTAAAAACATTCGTTGAAGGATTATCACCTAACCTTAATAAACTCTTTTATCAGAGGACCTATGACCGCCGGGGCGTGGGCTACGGTGCCCTAGAGATAATCAGACAGGGACGAAGCAAAAGCCCAGCACAAAGATTAGACCATTTACCAAGTCAACATCTACGTCGTCATCGGGATGGTTTCCGGGTTAAACAGAAGATAGGGTTAAAAGAGGTTTGGTTTGTTATTTATGGTAAAAATAAGGTGGACGGTAAACCCGTTGATGTCCACTGCGAGACCGGTGAAATATACCCTTACAACAGCCTAAGGAAGGATGAGAGGGCCAATGAACTATTATGGCAGATGGACTACACCCCTAAAAGCAAATACTATGGATTAGCAAAGATCGTACCTGCAATCCCTGCAATACATGGTGACACTAGTCGGTCTATTTTTAACACGGCATTTTTTAAGAATTATGGTATGCCTGCCTTTGCTGTAACTGTTAGTGGTGATTTTGAGGATTATGATAAAGAACCTGGTGATGAGGGTTATGATGAGACTGAAACCCTCCGATACAAGATTTCTAAGCAAATTAAAGAGGTAATGAAAAACCCACACTCTGCAGTTACTATATTAGTCCCCAGTGAAGGTGAAGAAGGAAATGTGGAAATCAAATTACAGCCGCTCTCTGTTGAAACAAAAGAAGCTTCTTTCCGTCTTTATCGAAAAGATAACCGGGATGAAGTAATAGCAGCCCACAGGGTACCGCCTTACCGTCTAGGGATCAATGAAACAAGCAAACTAGGGGGCAGCAACAGCCGAGACAGCACCGAGATATATAAAAACAGCATAGTTGAACCCCTACAGACCGATGACGAAACTGACATCCAACAGTTGATTGAAGAAGTCTTCCCAGGAACACCCTTCAAGTTTGAGATGAATGAAATCGATGTCAGAGATGCAGCTGCAGATATGACCATCGCCAAGGATTTATTCGACCGGGCGTCTATAACCCCAAATGAACTTCGTAATCATTTTGGTGAGCGTTTCGGATTAAAAGAGAGTGATAATCCTTATTTGGATGAGTTTTACTTGCATGGTGTTCCTCTCGATAATGTTTGGAGTGGGGGTAACAGTACAGATCCACCAGGCACTGACTCAGTGCTGGATGGCCTAGAGGATGAACTTATAGGAGAGCTTAATGATGTTGACAAAGAGCCAGATAGCCTTGAAAGTACAGCAAGGAAGAACGCTTTTAACCGGATTGCAGACCGAATACGAGCTACGATTAGCAGCCGAAAAAGCACTAGCCAGTAAACTGCAACATATTTTCACAGCTGCTGAGAAGGCTACTCTCAAGAAGTTCCTGGCTTTGTATGGTGATCCTGACATCCTAAGCTTCCAGGCACGGGAGATATTAGAGCCCTGGTATAAGATTGAAACAAAATATAATGACACGATTCTTTATGAAAACACTAAGGCACTCAGGAATGGTCGTATATCTACGTTGGATTTAATTAATTTACAGTTAAACCGTAGTAAACAGTACCGTTTATTTGATTTTTCACCCCGGATCTACACCAACCTCAAAAGGCAGACTTTTGTCGCCTCACAGTATACCTTGGAACGGGTCCGGCAAAACATCAAAGGCATATTAGCCCAGGGTTACCAGGAAGGACTTGGTATTAAAGATGTTGGTCGAAACCTTAATAAAGAATTTACCAAGCTTAAAGGCTTTGAAGCGAACCGCATAGCCCGAACCGAAATAAACAGCGCCCAGAATATGGGTAATTTTGAAACACTAATTGATTATGATATAAATTATCATCAGTGGTGGACTGGTCAAGATGCAAGAGTCCGAGACAGCCATAAAGAGATCCATGGCCAGATAACCAAGGTGGGATCAAAATTCAGTAATGGACTGATGCACCCGGGAGACCGCACAGGTTCAATTAAGGAATGGATTAATTGCCGATGTACCAATGTACCTTATTTAATGCCTCTTGGTTTTATGGCACCGCCAGGCATGGTTACTTTTAAAGAATCAGATATTATCCCTATTCCTGGAATGACAATAGATGTGGTATGGTGATCCCCATGAATTCCTTTACATTCCGCGAACTTCTAAAATAGCCTATAACCGTATTAAGACTGGAGAATTCAATAAAATAGTTAAAAAAGGAAGGTGATTGTATTTTGTATCTTGTTATTTGTTTAATTGTTATTGTCGTTTTAGTCTTTTTCTTGGTTAGCACGGTTTTGGAGAATTTACGGCTTAAAAATGAATTAAGGGCTTTTAAAGGTATGAACCGGAATTTACATAATCAGCTTCAGAAGTTTTACAAAAAGCTTTAATTCATCTTTTTATCCTTTATTATTCCTTGTTTATTAATAAAACAATTAATTCTTATTTTAAATCAAAAAATTAACCTAACTGGAGGTGAAATTATAACAAAAAACAAAACTGAACCCTTAGCCCCGGCTTTCATCGCAGAAAAACACGAAGACTACGTACTCTTCACCGGTACAGCAATGATTCCTGGTGAACCAGACTGCGACGGCGAAAGCTTCACAGAAGATGAAGTCCGTAAATTCAGGGAAACCTACCACGAACACGGTGGAATCATAGACGAAGAGCACACATTCCTACAAAACGGAAAAAGCGTCGGTGAACCCACAGAAGACTTCTTAACACCTGGAACAATGAAGATGACCAACATCCACGGTGAAGAACGAGAATATCCCAAGGGGACATGGGTTGTGAAATCCAAGATAACTGACCCTGACTTAATGAAAAAAGCTGAGAAGGGAGAAATAACCTACAGCCCAACGACAATAACTAAACAGAGGGCCATGGAACTCACAGCGGCAAAAGCCCGCACACTCATGAGAGATGTACCGGACGGTGTTGTCTATACGTTGAGTTTAACTACCCATCCTTGCATTGATAACAGTTGTAGTGTGGGTAAGTCTGCGGTGAAGTATGGCCGTTCAATCTCAAAAGAAAATAAAAGTATACTTGAAAAGGCCAGGGACATCATTGATAGTTTGATAAGTCCCAAAGAGCCAGATAATGGAGGCGATAATGTGACTAAAAGTGAAGAAGATAAAGATAAGGAATTTGTGACTAAATCTGACTTGGATACCAAACTAGATGCGTTTAAGACAGATATAGTCAAAGAAGTGGCTGAAGCGGTTAAACCCGAACCAGAGGCCATAAAATGCACCGAGTGCAAACACGAACTGGCAGAGTCTGATAAGTTCTGCCCTGAATGTGGAGATGAAATCTCAACAGAAAAAGAGAAGAAATCAGAAAAATCCAAATCAGATGAAGATGAGGATAAAGGCAAAAGTAAAGCCATCAAAAACCACGACGACGGCAAAAAAGAGACTGCCTACAAATCCATTGAGGAATACGCAGGTCGTGACCTGAAAGGCAGACCCATAAAAGAGGAGAAAAAATAAGGAGGAATGATATTCATGTCAGTAGCACACAAAGCACTATCTGATATAGTAAGTAATAAAGCATCAGCACTCGCCGTGCAAACCTTTAACAAAGCCATATTAAATCCCGAACAGGCTGGAAGATTCATAAGAGTAGCCACTAGGGACCAGGCAATACTCAGCGAAGCCAGTGTCATGACCATGAAGTCACACACCAAAAACCTGGACAGGGTAACCCTTGACGGCCGAGTACTCCATTCAGGATATGATGCTGAAGGATTCACCAGAGAATTAGACGCTGATGAAAAGGTTAAATGGAGAACCTGGCAAAATCGGCTGGTAGCAACTAAGCTGAAAGCTCAGGCTGAAATCGAGGACGATGAACTCGAAGACAACACAGAAGGAAAAGCCTTCGTAAACACCCTACTCGACCTCATAGCAGAGGGAATCAGCGACGACTTAGAAGTATGGGGTATTGGAGCCAATAGTGATGAGATAGAGCGTGATGACGATGATCTACTCGCCACAACCACAGGTTGGTTACACCGCTCCGCTTATAAAATCTATGACATGGAAATAGAAGACGGAGACGATGTTAAAGCCCTATTTAAGGCCATGGTAGATGCAATACCTAAGCATTTTATTAAAAATAGGACTAAGTTCAGATTAGGTGTTCCATTTGAGTATGAAGACCTATATCGTGACTTATTTGCAGGCAAACCAACCGGCCTTGGTGATGAAATAGAAGAGGGTTACAGGCCACTGAGATATAGGGGTATCCCTGTTGTTCACGTGCCAACCATGGATGATACTACCTTACAGGAATTGACTGGCAGTCCTGGTGCAATGCTGTATACCCCATCTAACCTTGCTATGGGTATTCTCAGGGAGATGAACCTTGAACCTGATAGGCACGCTGCTAAGGAGATGACTGAATGGGTTTACACTACACGTGGAGATGTGAACCTGATCAACGAGTACATGAATGTTTCAGCGTTCCCCGAACTGGAAGAACCTGAAGGTTCCCCTGGTTCCCCTGGATCCTAAATTCCCTTCCTTTTTTTGGAGTTGATTAATCATGGCACTTAAGGATTGGAAAAACTTAAAACCTGAAGAGAAAACCCCCAGGGGTCAGTATGAACTTATAAAGAAGGAATTAGACAAACAGGAGAAATCTAAAAGCAAAAAACGAGTCGTAGAAATCAAAGACGAACCCCAAACCACTGATAAGAAATGAAGATACCAAAAATCATGCATGGTATTTGGCTAGGCAGCAGATTACCACTTAAACTCAAAAACTACCGCCGATCATGGAAGCGACATCACAAGGACTGGGATTTTATCCTCTGGACTGAAGATGACATAATGGACCTGGAGAATCAAGCTCTCTATGACGATGCAAAGACTTACGCTGAGAAGTCTGATGTGGTCCGTTTAGAGATTCTCAAAGAATTTGGTGGTGTTTATGGTGATATGGACTTTTCATGTTTAAAAAACATCGAGCCACTCATTGATGATGCGGATTTCTTTATAGTCCAAGACCGAAAGGTCTGGAAGGAAAACCACCCAAAATATGATATTCCTTATCTTAACAACGCTTTTATGGGTTCTACTCCTGGGCACCGGCTTATTAAAGGTTTGGTTGATGCTCTCCCGGGTTTTGTAGAGGAGAATAAGCATCATCATGTTTGTTTCAGGACGGGTCCCGGCTTCGTATCACAGTTACTTAAGGATGAGGATATTCTCCGATTAGAAAATAGGATGTTAAGACGACGATACGCCCAACACCACTACGAGAACAGCTGGAAAGAACAGGAGCCACAGCCCAGGCCATGGCCAGAGGACTAAAAAAGTATGATAGAGTTTAATGATTACGGACGTGGTTTCAGCACCTGGACGGGTAAAGATGAAGCCGTGGAGTGGATTAAAGAACACGTACCCATGGATGCGGAGATCCTGGATGTTGGTTTTGGATGTGCTATATACGCCAGATTACTAAGAAAACAGGGATACACAAACATTGATGGTGTGGATGTCTATGAACAGGGTATTAAAGAGCTTAAATTGGACAAATATTACAATAACATCTTTATTAGTAATATTCTGGACTTTAATTTTGACTTCTATGATCTGATCATCCTGGGAGATGTCCTGGAACACCTCACCTTGGGGGATGCCCAGGCACTACTCGGGGGATGGATCCGTAAAAACAAAATGAATCACCTATTAGTCAGTATCCCCTTCCAACTTAAACAGCATGGTACCTA